AAATCATGGCAGCCAAAGACAAGCCTTTGCCTGAGTTCAAAATCCGGCATCAACTGTCAAGGATGTATCAAGGATTAACTGCCCTTGAGACAGCGGAAAAGCCCACCATTGATGACTGGCAAGTTGTCAGTGATGCCATCAACATGATCGAGACATTGACCCTCACGAATAATGGATGTTGGATTGACTGCGATGGCGATGCAGTGCAGATCACCGACAGCAGTGGCCTGCTGACCGATGCTGTCTCAGCAATGGCCCAAGCTGGCCGCAGGCACATTGAGCATGGCGTGATTCGCCTCGATGCCAAAGGCATTGCCACAATCCGCGCCGTGCTGGAAGATTACGCTGCCCTGATCGAGGTGCTGCCTGCCAGGGTGATGATCCACTGCCACCGCAAAACAGAAATGAAGATGCACGACATCATCAAAGGCAAGGCCAAACCCAATGATGTCATTGTGAAAAAAAATCGCAAAACATAGGGTTTGTCCTGGGTTGTGTTGTGTTAATTCGTGTATAATCGAACACATCAACAACGCAACCACCGGAGAAAACGACATGAACACGATCAAAATGAGCACTCACTACTTTAAAAAGACATGGCAAGCTGCTTTTTCAACAGCCAGCAATGCCGACACTCTGAAGAAGGTTTTGCCTTTTTTGGTTGCCGATGACAGCATGACATCAGCCGAATCATTGGAAGAAATGAACAAGTTTTACATGGCCGTTCAAGCTGCAAAATAACCCACTCAGGGGCCACGGCCCCTAAAAAAATCGCAAAATATAGGGTTTGTCCTATGTTGTACTGTGTTAATTCGTGTATAATTCAACACATCAACAACGCAATCAACGGAGAAAACGACATGAACGCATTAGCCAAAAAAATCGACTATGCAGCAAACCTTGCTTTTTTCCTCATGGAGAAAACTGGTAGCTGTCTTAATACTTGGTCTGGCAAGTTGACTGCCACCGATCAGCGAAAATTGTTTGGTCAATTTATTGGCAAGGGCAATATTGTGATTAATGGCACTGAAGAAACAATCTGCAACAGGGTCAAAGTTTGCTTTGGTTTAGATTTCGATGATCGCAGCATAATCAAATGGTCTGCACTTTGATTTAACCCACCCAGGGGCCACGGCCCCTAAAAAAAAATCGCAAAACATAGGGTTTGTCCTAGGTTGTGCCGTGTAATTTCGTGTATAATTCAACACATCAACAACGCAATCACCGGAGAAAACGACATGAACACTTACAAAATCTTTATCGAAACTGACTTGTCTGTAACTGCTTTGAAAAATTATTCTTATCAGTACCTTGACATCAAAGCCGATACTGCTGAACAAGCTGTAGAGCAAGCCAAAGCCCAACATGGCAAGCAATATAAAGTTGAGTTGGTCAGCATCATCTAAACCACTTAGGGGCCACGGCCCCACAAAACGGAGAAAACGAAATGAAAAAAGTTGAAAAATTTAATGTTCGCATCGTCAACACTGGCGACAAGTACGGTCGCAATGACTGCCTTGTAAACGACAAAGCGCCGATGGTCGAATTTTATGATTCACGTTATAGCCACAGCGACTTTGATGGCCGAGGACAGTTTGTGTCTAGGTATTACATATCCACACTGACTGCAAGCCAATTCCCAAGGGGTCTTTGTCTTGATGGTGGAATTCCTGAGTGGTCAGTGTCTGCCGATGGCATGATCCAAGTTCTTGAATACATTCAGCAATAAACCAACAGGGGCCACGGCCCCATCAACAGGAGAAAAAGAAGTGAAACCATCACACACACAAACACCCCGCACACTGGCCGAATGCACCTTCCAGCAGGGGTACACCAGCATTTACCCGATGGCCCACAAAGAACCTGAATGGGAGAAGTGGGCAGGCATTGCCCTAGCCATCGGTATCGGCTTTGGCTTGGCCGTTTTGCTGGTCAAAGGGTTGAGCGCCTGATGTTCAAATTCTGCACTGCCTGCCAGCGCGACAGGCTGCCAGAAGGTGGCGTGCAGACCAGCGCCAGCCGCTGGTTGTGCGCGCGGTGCTGGACTCACTTCAACCAAAAAAAAACCAAGGCTTAAAGCCTTGGTAAACCCCTCCAAAAGGATGCAGCAATGGCAACGCTGCACCTCCAGAATACATCATTTAAGACAAGAAAAGCGCCTTTTCAGCAACGCGCCTTTTAACCAGTCCAGGCAGCACCTTGCCACCGCCCTTTGTCCAAACCATGAACGCCTCGGCTGCCCCCTCCCAATCGCCTCGATTGGCCTTCATGCGAATGGTGCTGCGCTGAAGGTTGCCTAGCCCTGCATTAAAGGCAAAACTGACCAAAGCGTCAAAAGCGCCTTGCTTGCCAGCACAGCCGGGAACAAGTCGTAAAACGCCACGTTCAAAATTGCCGACATCATCCGAGAATAATTCTTCGATTTCCTGTTTCGTCCAGACACGGTTGTCCTCCGGTTTCAGTGGGTATTCCTTGCGGATCATGGGAATGTCGGTTCTGCCTTCAGGTCGAACCATAGGCAGCCGGATCTGCTCTTGATAGAGGACATGGCCGTACCCGATTGTCCAGATATGCGCAGGGCACAAGTAGGGCTTGTTTCTGCAACCCTCATACTGGTGCATCAGGTCAGCGCCAGCTTGGGACAGTTTCACTTTTTGCCCCAATTGCGCGACCCAAACCAGAAACTCACGATTCCAGAGAGCATGACCATTTCGGCCTCGCTGAACACAATGTCGGCGTAGTTCAGCACATCATCAATGCTGTTAATTAAACCGGGATGCTGCAACAAGTAGTAACACAAAAAGATGTTGATGCAAACCAACTCAAAGACAAAGATGTACGTCACTGTTGGCCGCACCGTGCCGATGTAATTTGCAACCCATGTGGATGCCTTGGCAAGAACTGCCTTGTCGTGATCTTGAGCGCCTTGCACCATATCCGATTCGGTCTGCATTGCCACCTGTTCGGTGCGGATCTCCTCGATTCGGGCTTGCGCAGCAAAACCAGCAGCCGCCAATTTAAGTTCACGCTCAGTTTGGACTTGAGCCAGCGCCAGTTCGTGTTTTTGGTCGGCCTTGTTCTGGAAATATTCCAGCAGCTTTGGAAGACCAGAGATCAACAGACCCCCAAGGGTTGAAAGCAGGGACAGCATTATGAGTTCCTTTGGTTGAAAAGTTGGTAAATGACCGCAGCAAAGTAAATGCAAATGGCGACTGTGAAGGCGAGAACACTCCACCAAAACACTTCAATGATCTTGGCCCTTCGGCGCAGCTTGGCCCGGATCTCCTCCTCTTGCGCCTCTTTCCTTTGCTTGGCTGCCTTGGCCTGGAACATGCGCCAGTCGTCAATCAGCCCTGGCCTTCCGTAGTAGGTCATGGCTCGTTCAAGTTCAGCCTTTTGATTCTTGATCTGTTCCAGTGCAAAGAATTCTTCGGCATCGGTGTTGACCGTATCGCCAGATTTCTCAAGCAGCCTTTTTCTTAGCGCCGCCTCACTGTCAAAGAGTTGCCCCAATGCCTTGCCAGCGTTCATTAGGTCGCCAGAGTTCTGCACGGCCTCCTTGATGACTGCAAACGCTGCGTTAGCCGCCGCCAGTTCAACCAGCATAAGCAGACCTAAAAAACGGAACCAAGATGTAGGCGCACCAAATGACGATGCAGCAAACCCCGACCGCCGCGATGAATGCAACGGCCCAATCTTTCATGTCAAAGTCCGAATATTTTTTTGACAAATTCAGCCGCGACACCCGGCCCAAGCAAGACAGCAGCGATCACCGCATAAAGCAGATACTCGATCTTTGCCATGCGCTTGGAGCCGGACTCAAACGATTTTTGGATGCCCTCGTAGCGATGAGCGCAGACTTGTTCGTGTGTGCTCAATCGTGCCTCTGTTGCGTCGATCTGTTCGCTCATTTTTATCTCAGATGAAAAATGTTAAAAAATTCCCTGGCTGCGCAAATGACCAACCAGTGTTATTGCCGCCGTTTGTGGAGGCGAGTGCAGTCCAAGTGGCCCCGCCTGTTGCTGTTGATCTGCTGATTGACAGGTAGCTGGCAACAACAGCGCCCGAGGCTTTGGAGAGCGTGTGCGATGCCGCAGTGACAGATCCAATGGTCAGGAGCCTTCCGGCTTGACCGCTTGCGCTCCAATTGCTGAACGTGCTAGTTGTTCCAGCCGTGAACAAAATAGATGTTGCGCCCGTGGCCGCATAAGTATTTGTTATGTTGCCAAATGTGTTTGAGCCAACAACAGTCAATGCGCCAGCGCCACCTTGGTTGAGGGTGATGCCTGCATAACTTTTGCCGCCTCCATCAAAAGTCTTTGCAATTGATCTTGTCAAACTTATCGTGCCTGTGCCGCTTACAGTGCCAGTCGATGTATAGGCGAATCCAAAGCTGCCTTGTATTAACAATGTGCCTCCAGCGCCCATAGCCAAAGTCTTAGTGCCGCCAGTCATTGCGGAAAACCCGGAGCCTGTGCCCGAGGTGGTTACTGTGAACCCGTTTAAGTTTAACGTCCCATATGCAAGATCAATAGCAGCAGCAGCGTTGGCATTGGTGGAGTAAGCGTCCAGCAATTGAACTGTGCCCCCAACAGCATTCACAGAAATTTCAAAAGGAATGTTTTTGCCAGCCGTGGTTATGGTTTGCGTAACAGACCGACCAGCAAAAAAAGTGATTCCAGATCCAGAAGTTGTAATCCCTGACCCGAGAGTAAAATTTCCATACATGCTTAATGGATACGATGCGCTAAAGATCAGGGTCAATGCGCTTGTTCTAGCAGAAGCGTTGAGTGTCCCTATGTTCCAACTTGAATCAATGATGACAGTTGAACCAGCGCCTGTGTTGTCAAATATTACCGTGTCTTGTGGCAAAGGAAAGTTGTTAACTGCTGGCGTGCCGCCGCTGGTTGTAGCCCATCCAGTCGCAGACCAGTTATTAGCACCCGCCAAATTCCAATAAACGGTCTTTGCAGCAGGGAACGTGATTCCGGTGTTGTTGCCACAGTCACCGAGGCGCGTGCCTGTGCGTGATGGAACACAAGCAATGTCTTGAAAATCTGTATTGCCGATGACTGTCCATGTTGTGGTGGTCAAAGTTCTTTGGACTCCAGGGGTACTTGACTTAAAAAATAAACGGTTAACCGCAGTTCCACCTGAAGCGACAAGTGTGGTTGCTGTTAAGTTGCCGCTGAGAGCAATCCTTGCAACCCCTGCCGCAGCAGCGGTGGCAAATGCTAGAGTTGCAATTGTTCCGACTGTCCCGCCGTTATCATTTGAAATTAAATGATTAGGATACTGGCCGTTACCTGTAAAGCTCACAGTGTTATATGACTGCCCTGCGCCAATGAATGAATTGGAATTTGTTGTCAAATTGATCGTAGACGTGCCAGCGTTCATTGTTAAACCTGTGGCCGAACACTGAAAAGTCCCTGTAATCGTGATTGTGGAGCCGTTAAATTGTATTGTTCTTGTGCCGCTTGTACTGGTGAAATTACCAACTTGAACAGCATAATTGCTGGCGCTTGTGGTGAAAGTCCCGTTGGAAATTAAAAGGTTGCTTGAAGAAGTGAATGCATCGCCAAGGGTGAGCGTCCCTCCTGTCGCATTAAAATTCACAGGCCCATTAAAAATTTTACCTGCTGTTATCAGCGTTCCAGTTGCGGTTATGGTTATTGATCCGCTGTAGTTGAATGTCATTCCGGTGGAAAGCGTAATACTGCCCGCCACATTAAGAGCGATTGAGCCTGCAAGCGTCCCCGTAAAGCCTGTGCAGGTAATTGACTTTGCGTTAGCAGTGGCAGTAATGGTGATGGTATTAACGCCCGATGCCGCATCAAAGAACACATCATCCGCAGCCGTAGGCACGGCCTGACCTCCAGCGCCGCCGGAGGTCAGCGCCCATTTAGTCCCCGCCGTTCCATCCCAAGATGCAGTACCGCCAACCCAATAACGTGCTGCCATGCTTAAACTCCAGTCAGAATAGGATCACCGTTCTCGTCAAGAACTAAATTGCCGCTTGCGTTCCGCTGGTACTTTGACGTTTGAGCCGGTGGAGGCGCAGTGACGATAGTAATCCAGTTGTTTACGCGCTCTTGCTTCATGGCCTCAATGATTGCCTCGTCAGTGTCTTCGTCTACATACAGCGCATCACAAAACTTACCGTGTGGGGTGTCAACGCAAAAATCTACTTTCATAATTTCTCCTTACGCTTGCGTCACAACAGCGAGCACATCCCAACGAGTGTTGTTCGCGTTGTAGATGCAGCCGACATAAGTGGTTTTGTTGATTGTTGTGGTGGTCGGCAATAATGTTCCGATTACCGTGTAAGTTGCATTCCAAGTCAATGCCCGAGCAGTGCCGTTGTCAAGTAACCGGAAAATCAATTTATCTCCGTCAGTCGGTGTGCCGATAGGAGCATTGATTGTCAATGCCGCCGCCAACGCTGTGAATGAATAAATGTCGCCCACCGATACATCAGGGGTAAGGGTAGCTGCTGAGGCCGCAACAACGTTCCGAGGGTCAATGCGTTTGTTTGTGAGAGTCTGCGCACCAGCAAGAGTCACATCACCAGTTCCAGCGACCAGCGCCCAATTGGTGCTGTCTGCGCTCGGGTCTGTTGTACCAGCGCCTGCAATCTTGCGACGATAAGACAAATAAGTGATTGGCGACCAAACGACAACCCCTTGCGCGTATGTAGTGCCACTGACCCATTTTGTGACATTGGTTGCTGCTATGGCTGCACTCGCTGCTGCTGTTGCGGCCAACTCAGAGGCCGCTGCCGCAACAGCGTCTGCATTCGCATCCACCGCCAGCGCATTGGCCTCGGTCGCAAATGTCGGCAATGCGCTCAGAAAAGCGTCAGCCCTGCTTGAGAAGGTTGTCGGGTCATCTCGCGTTGGAGGCGTTGGCAATGGGGTAATAGGCATTTCAGTTTCCTTACTTAAACAAGCCCTTCCACCTCAATGCGACACCAACTATGTGTTGGATATGCAATGTCAATGGAAAAGTCACGATAAAAACCATAAACAATCAGGGCAGAATAGTCCGTATTTTCAGACCCAATGTAAACGCTCGGTGTGGCACGCACGCTGGCGAGAATCTGCTGCACGCCGCCGATTGCGCCATTGGACAAAAGGAACTGACCACTCATACGCTTGGAGTAGGCCCGAGGCACAAATGTGACCACCCCTGTAGTCGGATCTGTGTCTTTACGGCTGTAATCAATGATCCCAATTGTTGCACCTTGCTCTAGGTCATTCTCTCCGATCTCGTAGACCGTGCCAGCGAGAAACTCACCAATTGCCACAGCGCCGCCCGAGGCGAGCGACATTGTGATGCGACCACTGGAGTAAGGTGGCAAGTCGGTCAGCACCACCTCGCCAAGCTGCACAAAAGGCTCGAAAAAATACATGTACCAGTCGGTGATGATCGTGCCATCAAGATCCACTGTGCGCGTGTAAACTGTCGGCCCACCAGCGCCATCGGTCATTGTCACCGTCACCGATGTGCCAATCAGCCCAAGCAAAGCCACAGAGTTTGCAATTCCTGGCGCGACTGTCACCGTTAATGGTGACGTTGCTTTTGTTGTGGTTGTGCTGATCTGGTTGTCAAACATCGCGTGCTTGTTGTCCGGCCCCGTTTGCGACCAGAACGTCGAGCCGACCACATCAGGAATGTTGCCCGTGTTGCTGTTCACAAGGCTGATGTAATAGTGGCTCCCATAATCAACCATTGCGTCTTTTGCATAGGTCGTGCCCACAAGCCAAGCTGCGTGCGCCTCCACAGCGTTGGACGAGATGATCATTGCATCAGTGATGGTGGTGGGCTTGATGACTTTCATACGGTCACTGTGTCCAGAGGTTGATCGGCATCGGTCTTAACGGTAAGGCCGCGCACATCCCAATTATCCTGCAATTTTGCAATCTTAGAAGTGTTCACAGCAGTGGCTCGGGTTTCTGCACGCATCATGGAAACCTCGTCGCGCAATGCCCGGATCTCAGCCGCCACCTCACCGCCGCCCATCATGCTTGCAGTTGCCGAGGCTGTGTAAACCTGCCCAGGAGCGCCAAAGTTAATCAATTCTGGCCCGTGCTCCCCAACCATCGCCATGCCGCCCTTGTACATGCCGCCAGAGGCGTAACCGTACAATTGTGAGCCGTCATATGCTGGAGCATTGGCTATAGCATCTAATCTCGCCTGTCGCATTGCAGCAAGTCTTTCATATGCAGCAGCCAAATTGACTGCACTCGCATTGCGCTCGGCCTCGGATATTTCCATCTGAGTGGCGAGAAAATCTAATTTTGTTGCTGTTACATCGGTCAAGGCTTTGATTGAAAAATCGACCTCGCCCATTGTTTTCAAAATGTTTTCAAATGTCTGTTGAGCAACATAATCTGCCTCCTCCAAACGCTCCTGATACTCAGTATCAGTTTCAAACATTTTTTGCAACACATCAACTTGCGGAGCCGCTTCAATCAAGCCAAACAGTGATGTTTGTTGTTCTTTCAGTGTCGCGCTCAAGTTAGCGAATGATTGCTGCACATTCAGCAGAGCAACGAATTGTTTTTGTTCCGTTTCTGGATCGAGGCTTTCGAGCAATTTTCTAAAATCTTCCTTGGTATCAAGCGCCGCAATTTGTGCTGTGTTGAATCCGGCCAAACTGAGTTCTTGCACCAAGTCCTTGGCAGCAAAGCCAAGTTGTTCTTCTTGCGAATAAAAGTTTGCAACAAAACCCTGTGTCTTTTGAACCAGCGCCTCTAGGCCTCCCGCCAAGTCAATAATGCCTTGTCGCGCTGTCACCGAGGCCGTTGCAAAGTTTGCGAATGCGCCGCCGAACTCGTTGAGATAAATGCTCACATCCTGAATTGCGACAAGACGTTCCAGTGTTTGCGCAATTGTCTCGCCAGCAATCTGCAATGGCTTTAAGGCCGCTGCGTATTGGTTGACCAATCCCTCTTGAAATTCAGCCAAAGCATCGGCAATTTTTTGATTGATTTGTGCTTCGTCTAAGCCTTGGAAACTGAGTTTGATATTCTGAGTGAATTTATCAATGGCATTTGCTGGAAGGCCCAAGGCCGCCGCATAGTTGCGGGTCTGCTTGCTGATAAGTTCGATGGACTCATCAAACATGGCCTCGACCTCGGTGGACAAAGCGTCTGTGCCGGTTTTGTCGCTGCGGAAAGTGCCGCCCTTCATGAACCTGTAAGTTTGACCCTCTATGCCTTCCGATGTTGTGAGTGTCCCCTGGATGCCCATGTCGGTCTGTTTGCGTCCAAACAATCTGTTCACGCCGCCAGCAATCGCGCCACCAATCATTGCTCCAATCGGACCGCCCAGCACCATGCCGACAGCAGTGCCAGCGTTCACAATCCCCTTGCCCGAGCCGCTGACTGCGTAGCCGTTGCTGATTGCTCGGCCAGCGTAAATACCAACCCCCGCACCTGCTGCATACGCGCCAACTGTCCCTGCGGCCATGCCAGCGCCTTGAGCATAATTCCCGCTGGCGAACATCGACTGCGCTGCTGTCATGCTTGCGCCGCCGCCCGTGCCCAAAATTGTGTTCATAAACCCCGTGCCCATCGTGCTGCCAAAAGCCTGCATTGAAAGTGTTATGCCCTGCATCATTCCAGCCGCCCCGCCGCCATCTCCACCGCCACCAGCCTCAGATCCTGGCAGTGATATTCCCATCATGCTCAACAGCATATTTGCGCCGCCCTGTGCAATGGGCTGAATGATCGGCTTGAGCACCAATGTATTGAACAAATTTACAAGCGTGTCGGCAAGGTTTTTGCCAAAGTCCTTGCCCGACTCAAAGCCGCGCATAAGCGCATCGGTCAGACTTGACTCAATCGACTCGGAGGTCTTTTTGTATTCATCGGCCATGTTCTTGGCCTCTTGCAATACGCTGTTGTCCTCCATCAGATCAGCACGTTCGCGCAGCAATTTAGCTTGCTTGCCCAACTCCTCATTGCCTTCAAATGTGGCAGCGGAAAATTCAAGATCCGTTGCTGTGGCTCTAAGCACTGCGATTTCGCGTGCAGTAACAGCGGATTGACCGAGCCGCAACACATCATTTTGGTCGCGCAGTTTTTCGTTGCCTTGCAATAATGCTGCAGTTTCTTTTTTCTGCGCATCAACAAGCTGGTCACTGAGTTTGATGATTTTTAATTGAGTGTCGGCCAAGTCTTTGTCAACAGCAATTTTCTGCTCTGTCTTGAGCATCAATTCCAAGGTTGAAGTCAGATTTTGCTTTTGCGCATCGGTCAACTTCAGTGTGCCGTTTTGCAAGTCTTGCATCATCTTCAGGGCTGTTTTTTGACCGTCCGTCAACTTGCCTGTGCCCTCTGACTCAGCAATCATCACCTCAGTTTTGTTCTCAATGCTGTCAATCAACTTTTTATATTCGGCATCAAGTTTTGCAGTCTCGGCTGCCATCTTTTTTGTTTCTTCATTGACCACTGGCGCTTGCGTTTTAAATGCCTTGCTGGTGGCAGCCATTGTGCTGACAGCCGTGCTTCCGTTGGCATTCCATGCTTTGTCGATTTCCTCAAGTGAGCCTGTCCAGTTTTTTTCCATGTCAGCCGCATATTGCTTGCCGATTTTTACAGCGCCAGCAAAGTCACCACGCATCACGGCCATCGCTTGCGCACCGACTGCATACAGCGTGTCACCGACAGCCCGGAAAGCCCCGACCAATGCCACGCCGACGATATACAAAGCCTTCAAGCCCTTGGAGAGCGCATCGGCAATCACGTTCAGCCTGTTGCCTTCGGTCATGCTGCTGAAAAATTGATCTGCCAAACCTTCAAGAGTTGGCAAAAGTTGTGCAGCGACTTGCCGACCAATGCCAGTGAACCCTTGGCCCATCAAGTCGAGCGTGTCATTGAATCGCTCGGCACGTTTGGCCGTGTCCTCGTCCAAAGTCAGGCCAAGTTTTTTCGCCATCGCATCGAACTCGTCCAGTGCTTCCGCACCGCCGTTCAATAGAGGAATGAGTTCTGCTGCCCCTTTGCCAAACAACTTTATAGCCAGCGCAGTCTTTGCCGCGCCATCTTCGTAGTCTTGGAATTTGTCGGCCACTTCGCCGAGAATTTGTCGAGTGCTTTTCAACGTTCCATCAGCATTTTTGGTGCTGATGTTCATCGCAACAAAAGCGTCATTGCCATCGGCAATAGCCACCGACAATTTGCTCATGCTGGTTTGGAGCGCTCCCGCATCAATCCCTGATTGCCTGAACGCAAGTTGCAGGCCAGCCACCTGTGGCACGGCCACGCCGATCTTTTGTGCGAGCTTGTTTGTCTCGTCTGCTGCGTCAATCGCGCCACGAATCCATCCGGCAAAAGCCCCAACCCCAACAGTCACGCCCAAAGCGCCGAGAGCAACACCAGCAGCGCCAGCGGCCTTGCTGATCTTGCCCATCGTGTTTTCAACGGCGCTTCTGGCCTTGTCCATGTCTTGCTGGAGCCGAACAATGTTCGCCGCCATCTCGATTGTCAACGTGCCGACTGATGTGCTCATTTTGCTTTTACCTGTTGAAATGACCGAAACGCATTGCCAACTTTTTTAGCCACCAGCGCTCGATCAAAAACATTCACTGGATCGCCATAAGGAGGTGGGCAATCTGGATCTTCGCTCTCGTGCAATTGCACCAGATAAGCCCTGGACATGTCTCGCAAAATGCGCAACTCCCAAGGTTGCAGCATTGTGCCATGACATTCATTCCAAGCCAAAATTTCCTGTGAACTTAATGCAGACAAGCCCATGCCACCGGAAATCACGATCCCCAGATCTTGCCAATGTGCAATCAGATACTCAGCACCCTCGATTTCAGGCATCAAGGGTTTGCCACCGCGCTCGATTATTTCCTGTCCCCTAGACAGTTCTGCGGGTTTTGTCGGGCCTTTGGGTACGCCAGCCTTTTCAGGATGCCGTGGCTTAGTGTTAAACCACGCCATCTGCCTAGCATATAGGATCAGGTCGTCGTAGACCCCTGCGTAAAATTTGCCCAATCCCCGATGGCCTTGTTGACCTGCTCAGAGATAAAGCCAATAGAGGTGTCAAGGTAGGCTGCCTTAAACATTTCAAAACCTGACAGATCTTGATACTTGAAATTGTTAAACGAAACAGTGCAGGCTGCCAAGAATTCAGCATCCAATTCACGCTGTTCGCCATCCTTCATTTTCTTGCCGCCGCGCTTGACGTACTCCAAAATAGCACGATTGCGCACGCCCTGCGCCTTGTTGAATTGCTTGGAGCCTGGGCCATATGCCGTAATGGTCAGGCGCTCACCTTGATCATTCAGTAACTCGTCGCCAGTAGGGGTTTCGAGTTCAATAATGGTGGTGTCTTTAACTGCAAGGGATGAAATATCAAACATGGATAACCTTTCGCGGGTTGAAAAATTGCCCGTGCCAGAGACAGCCTCACCCCGCGAAAGGCGAGAACTGTCCCCGGTCGGTGCGCGTTTTGCCATTTAAGGCAAATTAAACAAGAACTTCGACGATGCCAACGCCTGTGGCTGATGGAGTGATTTCAACCACCATCGTTGCATTTGTGATGGCATCAACGCTGCCCACGCTGACCTTAAACGACATAACCCGAGCCTGGAAATAGTATTTATCCAAGTTCTGAGTTGTGACGCAAAAACTGTAGGCGTTATCGGACAATGCGGCAGCCTTTGCCAAGATCTGACCTGTGTCGTCAGTATCTAGGCCAAGTTGCAGGGTCAAAGAACCATCGTTCCAAGAACCCTTGTATTTTTGAGTTCCACGGTTTCCAACTGGATTGTGTGTGACCAATGCAAACTCTCGGCCAAACTCGCCGAGATCTGTGGTTTCGCCCACAGTGGTGTAACTCAAAGCGTTGTAGCCAGATGCGTCGAACGTGGCAGGGATGGATGCGCTCAACTTTATCGTTGAGCCAGCAGAGGTGCGAACGGCCATGATTTGTGCTCCTTAAAAATTAAACTGCGAGTGATTCAACAATGCCGACCCCGGCGCTTGTCGTGGTCAACTCAAGATTGGTGGTGGCAGAGGTGATCGAATCCACCGAGCCAACGCTGACCTTCCAATTCAAAACCTTGGCTTGGAAAAAGTATCGGTCGCCGTTTTGTGTAGTGACCATGAACGAATAATCGTTGTCGCTCATGGATGCAGCCTTCATAACGATCTGACCAGCATCGTCGGTGTCGAGGCCGAGTTGCAGCGCCATTGTGCCTTCGTTGAATGAGGCCTTGAACTTCTGTGTGCCGCGATTGCCGACTGGATTGTGTGTCACCAGCGCATAATCTCGGCCAAATTCACCAAGATCAGTGATTTCACCAACCAGAGCAGGCACTGGTGATGCTGTAAACAAAGTGTTGTAGGCCACGGCAGTGTAAGCCGTGGGTTGTGCAGAACTTACTCTCAGGGTTGTCCCTGCGGAGGTGCGAACAGCCATTTCGATTTCCTTTCAATGACGTTTGATGAAAAGCCCGCAGGGATGCAGGCCGAACCGTTTGCCAACTTTATTCATAGTAGGCCAAAAGATAATCCGCAGGCTGCGTCCAGATCCCCGCTTCATTGTCCCTGTCCATTGGCCCCAAAAGGTCAAAACGACAACTGACAATAAGTTTTCCTGCGACAGTAGAATTATGCTTGAAATCCAACACCGAACGCAATGCAGCATGAATTGCTTTAACTTCGGGAATTGTGACCGCAAGCGGGTTGAATTGGATGCGCGACTGAGCCATTTGTGGGCCAGACGCATAATTTAGGTTAGGTCTTGGATCAGCATTAATGACCTGATAAACCAAAGCAGGCATGGCCGTATTCTGTGGCAACTGACCAAGCGCACGTCTTGTCCCCACCAATGAAGTGATGGACGCATGATTGATAAGCGCTGAAACAATCAATTCTGGGTTCACTTCAGCATCTCCTTGCCAAGTCGCCCACCAACATACAGGCGCAATGCCTCCAGCACTTCAGCCGTGCCCTGATCAAATGCGTTGCGCATAAATGGCACAGGGTGAACCCCTGGATGTGTGACGTTGTTGTAAATTGAATCGTCAAATGCCACGGCCTTTTTCTTTCGTGTTGACTTGCCGCCCTTGGTCTTGCCGGGTATTGCATACGGCCCACCAACTGATTTTCCTGATCCAGCAAAAAATGAGGCTGTGCCGAATTCGATCATGTGTGCATAAAAGGCATTTTTGTCACCAGCAGAAATAGTTGCAGACAAAGCACCCTTTTTATTGCTTGTTGTGACCTTGATGCTTTTGCGCAATGCACCTGATTTTTTGGGCACAGCATTTCGTGCTCGATCACGGTAAATGTTGGATGCCGCACGCAAGCCGCCACGCATGATGTTGGCCTCAATCTTGGCTGGCAATTGGTCAAGCATTTTTTGCAATTCCACCAAGCCTTCAACTTTGATTTCATTGGCCATCGAGCGACCCTTCTGTGCAATCAAAAATGATGTACTCACGATCTTCGTCCAGATCGCGTGCCGCTGTGATGTTAAAAATTCGCCCACCATAATTGATGCGGTAAGCGTCCACGGTCTTAGGTGGCATGAATGCCGAGCGATAACGAACCGCGACTGTGTGCGTCAGTTGCGATTCAATCGCCATGCCGCGCATCTTTTCCCTGCCGCTGATCGGTTTCACGTTGGCCCACACGGTCGCCACATCTGTCCATGTGTTCAACTCCTGACCATAGCTGTCAAGCGTTGCTGTGCGACTTTGCACAGTGATCCGTTGATTCAAGCGACCGATGTCCATCACATCCCCATCAAGATCCTGTGTGGTGTCATCAGGCTGACAACACCCAAAGGGATCTCATATTTTTGAACAGAAGATGCCGCCTCTCGGTGGTCATACAAATGCCCAATGGTCAGCAGCATGGCCTGTTTAAGGGATTTTGGCAATGGGTAGGGGTTCGGGCTTAGACCATCGGTAAAGCCAGCCGTAAATGTCACGATCACCGCATTAGCAACAGTACCTGTTTGAGGCCATGTTTTGTTTGGCTGTAAAGCGACCTCGCCCGGCTTTGAATAGTTGTCCAGAAAATAATCGCTTGATGAAACAGTTTGCGTTGCATTGTTTGCATCCTTGTAAGTAATGCTGGTGATGGCATTCACAGGCCATTTGTTCAGCACAATCGCAGCACTCGGGAACTCATCAAGTGCCAGCCTGTAAGTTTGATATGCAATTGCAAGGCCAGTGTAATCTTCAGCAGCCTCGCGCGATGCTGTGATTAAAGCTGAAACCAGCGTGTCATCGGGATGCGATGGTGGTGATCCCTCGGTGTCCAAACGCAAATGCAGCCGCGCCATTGCAAGCGTAATTGGCTCAGTGGTCACAGGGCCAACTGCACTCAATTTTCTGACTGTTTGAACCATTTCGCTTGTTCCTCAATGTATAAAGTGGCAGCCTCTTGACCGACCCACTCAATCAGCAATTTTGCATCATTATCACGCACGCCTGTGAAATTTTCATCATGGCCCATGCCGATGCCTTTTCGCCCAGGCAATCCCTTCATGCCGACAACCCGATGGCCTGAAAAAATATGCTTGTCAGGATGCACTTGCCAAAGTGAACAATCAATAAATTGTCTGTTTGGCTGGCACATCTTGCGAAATGTCTCAATCGCTTGGCCGCGCATCGCTGTTGAGCACAAGCTGGAATGAGCCTTGTTGATCATTTCCTTGCCCATTCGCTTTTTCAGATTGTAATACCTTGCGCATGATTCACCAACCAATTCGGCTTTTTCAAGTTCAGCCTCGACAGTCTCAAGCCAGTCTGGAGCATAAAAATCATCATCCTCGATAATGACCAGTTTTTCATCATTTTTGACAACTGACAGACCCACAAGCAAATTTCTGGCCTGTGTATTTTGACCGGGTTGCCAAAATGGTTCAGGTCTGTAAACCTCAACTGACCAAGTGCCATTCCCCGGTGTCAAGTCGATTTCTTGCTGCTCCTGACCATCATCGACCACGATCCAACGCACAAAGCCTGAGTAGGTCTGCTTTGTCATCAGTTTTTGGCAGATTTTCCAAGCCTCCGGCCTGCTGCCTGTCGTGGTTAAAAGTGTCAGCATTGAGCAATTCCAAACACATGCAGCGGCAATTGTCGCGTGCAAAACCCCGGTTCGCCGTGATCGTTTAACTTGATTTCGATGTGCCCTTCGTTTTCAGTGACCACGTTTTTGAACCCCGCATCTTCCAGCAAAAGTTTTAAGCCGCTAGGTGTGTATCGGTAAAAATCATCAGGGAAACCGTGAATCGGGAAACTGGTCAGGGTAGTGACCACCAACCAGCCTCCGGGTTGAATAACCGAGTGGATCTTTGGCAATGCAAGCCAAGGCCGTGCCACATGCTCGAGCACCTCAGAGCAAAGAACACCAGAAAACCTGCCAGACCATGATGCTGGTGGGCTGTGTATGTCCACCACCTGATCAACGCCGTGCCCCTCTTGCATGTCTATGCCAGTCCATTTGCCCTTGGCAAGATCTCGGTTGATGATCCACCAAGTATCAGGGTTTGTCATCCTTGAGCCGATTTCCAGCACATCGTCGCCCAACTTGTCAGCATGACGCTCAATGAAGTGCCGGATCTGGCCGCGCACGCTATTTAATGGCAAATTCATTTATTGCATCCTCAAGGTTCATGCGTTCAAAACAGGTCAGCGCCGTTTGTCTGCTGCAATTGACAACTCGCACGCCATCATCTTTCAGATCTTGAGCAAGCCTCGGGAACTTGGCTTGCCAAAGGTCATAGGGCTGGCGCTGAGTCAGTTCTGGCCCATGCTGACCGAACCAATGATCTTGCCCATCGGGTGCTTTGCTGCAATCCATGCCAAGCAAAATGATTGTCTTTGCGCCCCACAGGTAAGCCAAATTGATGGCCTGATAACCTGAATTGCCGCCCTGGTGAATGATGTCATAACGGCCAAGACCGGGTAAATTCTCCGAGCCTATGCGATGGATGCCGAATTTTCTGGCCGCTTGCTCGTCTTGAGTCCAGAATTCGCCTTTGAAGGTCGACCGCGCTTTTTCGGCATGGACTCGCCACCATTGGAAATCGCAGGCATAGAGCGCATCTGCAAATTCTGCTCGTCTGTAGGTGTCATTGATGGCGATTGATGACCATCCTGTGCCGGAAACTGCATCACAATCTTCGGTTGTAAGGCTTGGGCCGCTGGCGATGATGCAGGCAACTCGCCCCCACCATCGGCCAGCAGTCCGATCAGTGGGTTTTTTTTGGCTGTTGCCTGTGTGTTTGGGTATTCAATGAGGCCGATGCTGTGCAGATCTTCGGCCACATTCACCGGGACAAATAATCGCTGCTTGCGAGAAATGCTCCCAATTCGACTGTCTGAAAAGTGACTTAATGCCACCACTTCAACTTTTTCCATAATTTTGACCTTCGCGGGTGTGATGAAAAAAAGAGGGCCAAAGCCCCCTTTTTTGGTTTCGCTGATTAGGCGAAAGTGCCTTTGATAAAGGCCGCTGGACGGTAAACCGTCAGAGCCAAACGCTCCTCGGCCAACAGGGTTGCCATGTTTTTCTTGAAGTTGTCGCCATCTTCATAAGAAATTTGCACAGCAGCGTCCATGCGATCCCAGATCTGAGCGCCCATTGTCATTGCGCCAACCAAGAATGTGCCTTCTGCGATGGAGTTAGTAGCCACCACACGCTTGCCCCAAACCCGAGGAGCCATGCCATCAACTGGACCCATATCGCCGCCGAAAATGTACTCACCATAAGAGGTTTTCAGCAACTCAATGGCTTCCCAATCTTCAGGATTCAGCACAATGGTGTCGGCTGTGTACTCAGACAATGCAGCCTGAGTGATGGCCTTGCGCAATGCATCCAACTTGGTGTCGCCAGTGGCTGCACGGTTGTAAGCAGTGTTATTGCCCGAGGCCAAGATGCCCGAGATGTTGCCGCTAGTGCCGGAACCGTTCAGCAACTGATCTTCTTCTTCCAGTTTCAGACCGTATGTCAAACGACCGTTCACATAGCTTTGCAACTGTGGAGCATCGTCGAGCACTTGACGCGAAACAGGGATGAAGTGAGCCAAAGTCACCACAGCAGCCGAGGCCAATGTGAAGGTGATGCCGGATTCAGGCTTGGTGACGTTCTCACGCGCAGGCGAAACGTATTGAGCGTTTGCGTTGTTTGTGAACACGTTTTCCTTGGTGAATTCAACCAAGTTGCTGGAGGTGCGGCCAACTGGCAGAACATCACGGATAGTCAAAACACGATTTGGGTTATTGACGATGCCAGGGATGCGCTGACCGGGGACCAGAGGCTGGTTGTAGCCTGTCGCGTTGATGATGGCTGTTTTCAGTTCGATGCGCGCAAACTTGCTGCGGCCTTGGGCCATAGCTTGGAATGCATCGGACTTGACAAACTGCTCACCAAGGCTTTCTTCGGCTTTTTGGCCGCTTTCAGCGCCAGCAGTCATTTTGCGCTCGAGTTCCAAGCACTTTTCGGTCAATTCACCCGCCTTGGCTGCCAGTTTTTCCATGGCAGACTTGGTTTCAGATTCGACGTTTTTCACCGCAGCGATTTCGCCATTGGCTTTTTCCATCCAAGATTTCAATTCCTTGGTGGTGGCAAGCAATGTGCCTTGCGTTTCAGCAAGGGCTTTGATTTCATTGATATCAGACATGGTAGTTTCCTTTAAAGAGTCCGAGAGTTTTGAAGGTTAGCAGCGATGATTCGCTGCAATTCGTCTGGCAGTTTTGATTTCTCAGACTCACTCTGAGAGAAAAGTCGCTTGGCTCGGCTTGCCGTTGCCGTTGCCAGCGATTTCGAGAATCCCCCTGCCTCACGCAGAAAATCCTCAAAATCTTTAATTGACTCGACCAGATCAAGTGCATTTTTGACACTTGACAGATCCACCCTAGCCGAATCATCGGCTGGATAAGTCACAATTGAAATTTCGTAAAGTTCGCTGATGTTCTTGATGACGCGCACCACGCCATCATCTTTTTCGACCATTTCAACATCGTCACGGTTCAGGCCATAGCCAATGCTCAAGCCATCAATCGTGCCATGCTGCATAGCCGCCTTGACCTTTTCAGCATCAGACATGCCGGGTGTCAATTCGCCTTGCATCAGCAGACCCTTTGAATCCTCGGCAATTTCAAGCCATTTGCCAACAGGCAACTCATAGGATTTGTGATTGACAAACATTTTGGGCATCCGAGCAGCACCAGACTTGATGCGCTCAATCACGCTCTTGTAAGCGCCAGCCATGATCGTGTCGTTGTAGCTGTCCACGCCGCCGAAAACGGAGGCATAACCGCTGAAGCCACCAGTTTCGCCCTTGGCAAACTTTAGCCCAACATTATCAAGAACAATATTTTTTCGCATCATCATTTTTTTGGCTCCTTATTCCATCCCTGGTGCGCTTGCACCTAGTTTACTCAATGGCGCAAGGTTGACTTGTGCAGTCAACTCGTCAGCCCCATCAATTTTTGGCAAATTCTCAAGCTGCCGCCACTCGTTGCGGGTCATCAAGCCATTTTGCACGGCCTTAGACCCTGCATCAAGTCGATCAGCCAAAGATCCGCGCAAGATGGCATCAAGTGAGAATTCAACAGTGTAGATCTGGCGCTGCCCTGCACTGAGCACTCTGCGCTCAATGGACTGTTCCAAGCCCTCGAGCATTGGCCGCAATTTGAATTTATAAAAGCCCTCGATCAGTTGGCTTATGCCTGTGCCCCATGTCGTTGTCTTGGCTGTGTCATTAATCAGCACAGAGGAGATTCCAAACCATCGTGCGATGTCCTCGACCGAGAATTTACGGGTGTCCAGCAGTTGCAGATCCGCAGGGGACATGCTCAATGGCTCAAACTTGGCCCCTGCCTCCAACACCAGCAGATCATCATCGTTGCCCTCAACCAAGCCACGATAATTTGCCCGAATTGCGTTTCTTTGTTCCTCTTTCAGAACTTTATCAATCATGAAAACGCCTGGACGCTTGGCAGATTTTCTGAATACGTTTGAACTGTGATTTTGTGCGTCAATGGCCACGCCAACAGAATTGCGCATGTAGTCGATGCGCGACATGCCGATCACGCCGTTGCCTTTGTCGCGCCAGTGCCAAATGCTTGACTCGGCATAAGTGACAATCTGGCCTTCGTAGGAATATTTGTAAATCAGCGACCGATCCGGCAAAACCTCGATTTCAACTTGATCAGCCGACAGCGGCCACATCTCGATAACTTCGCCCAAGTCATTGCGCACCAGCCGAGCATAAGCGTTGCCGCGCAGCAAAAAATTCATGCAGGCATATTGCCAAAATTCCATCGGTGTGTGGCGACGATTCGGGCTGTCATGCAGCAGGGTCCAAAGTGGCGTGCCCCTGGCCAATTCTTTGTTGCCCTGCGTGTCATTGGCCCGTTTGTAAACGAACAATGGCAGGGATGCAATGTTATCGGTCAACAACTCAACAGCGGCCCAAACAGCGCTGACTTGCAGCGCACCGTCGATGCCATAGTCCTTGTTGTTGTCGTAGACACGGGTAAATGGCTCACCGTACTGGATGCCTTCTTGCTGTCCAGTAGAACCGACATTGCCAAACCAGCGCCGCAGTGATTGATAAATTGTGCCCATGTCTTTATCTGAATTTGATTGCCAAGGGTGAACTTAGGTAATTATCAAAATCGCCATCGTCCTCGTCATTATTGGTCATTGCCGCAGCAACGGCCATTGCAAGTGCCACAGCCCCGTCAATTCTACCTGTTGCCTTGGCTTTGTTTAATTTTCTGTTGCCAGCGGCATCTCTTTCAATTCTGGAATTAGCCATGCACATCGTCAAAACAGGATGACCACCATGCAAGATCTGCTCATTCAAAAGCAGGGTTTCAAGTTGATCTACCGCTGGAGCCATGTCTTTGAATCCTTGACCGAACGGTTCCAATGGTATGTCAAAACCTATATTTTCAAACTCTTTTTTCAGTAAATCAAACCGCCATCGGTCAAAATTGGCCTTTTTGACATTGCAATCAGCCAAAATCTCGCTCATTTCACGCGCCACAAACGAATAATCCACCGATGCGCCGGGTGTCGTGCGTAAAAATCCTTGGCTCACCCACACATCATAAGGCGATCTGTCCCGCTTGGCACGGTCTTTCAGCCCCTTTTCTGGTGTCCAAAAGTAGGGTTTCACATGGAATTTTCCCTCTTTTTCTGTGATCAAGACCATTGATGTCAGGTCATTTCGGCCTGATAAGTCGATCCCCACCACCACCTCACCATCGTAGAACGCCGATTCGTCAGGGTCTTGGCTGTTGAGCAACCAAATTCCTCGAGATATGAATGCAGAAACCATCTCAACACGTTGATTCAACACTAGATTTCTGAATGTAGGCTCAAACGATGGCATTCTGCTCGCCCTGTCTGCCTGCTCCTCCACATCGGCCAGACTTCTGAATTTGCCAAGGGCTGGATTGGCAATTTGCCAAGCTGCTCGGTCATCGAGTGCGCAATCCTTCGGCGCTGTGTATAAATGGCACACAATCCGCTTGTCTTGGCTCTGCATTGCGTCATCAAGCCAAATTGAAAACAGATCCGCATCACTGCTGGCCTGCGTGCTGATCGCAAACAGCATGGCATCAGAATATGCGCCCTGCCCCGTGATGATCGCATCAATAAAATCAGACTGCGGCCCCTTGACCTGCCCGACTTCATCCAAAATCGCCAGCACTGGTGATTTGCCATGCGCCGTTTTGCCCTCGGCGCTCACGGCCTGATACTCCACATTTCGAGCCAGCCCGATCAGTTTTTTTGAACTTGGCACGATCCTGATGACCTCGCCCAATTCCCTAGACATCATGACCATCT